TATGTGGCTGAAGAGATCACCACATCCCCGGCCAGTTTTGAGGTTGAATCATCGGGCACCGTATCGACCCCGGCAAAGATCAGCATCGTGAACAACGGCGCATCCGCCATTGACGGGTTCGACGTAACAATTCAGTATGAGGTATTATGACGGATTACGAAGGAGCAAGCGAATATCTGATCAAGAAATTGCTTGATCATGCAATGGGAAAAGCGAGTTTCACCATCCCGGCGGATGTTTACGTCGCATTGTACGACGGATATCCGTTAGGAGCCGGCGCGGAACTGTCCACGGTAACGGATACCAATTATGCACGGGAAAAGATGGCGGATACCGATTGGGCATCTGCAACCTTTGTATCCCCGCTCGGATCGATTGCCAACGCCACTATTGTTGATTTTGGGACAGCCGGATCTGATTGGGGCGTAATCACGCATTGGGCAGTCTTTGACGCTGCAACGAGCGGGAACATGCTATATCTCGCACCGTTCCAAGCATCGCGCAATGTACTCAATGGCGATCCGGTTCAGTTCCCAATCGGGGAACTCCGGTGTAGGATGAGTCAGACAGTGGCGTCTCCGTGAGGTAAATTATGCGAATGGATCGTGATCCCCTGGATCGTATGAGCGTGATGGACCGGGCCGGCGGCATTTTCCCGGTCAAGGAACTCGCAGGGTATGCGGATGTAGATCTATCGGCGTACGGGCACGTCAGACAAGGAATGCTCCTGTCTGGCAATGGCGACACTGATACTGACGGGTACGGGCACATTAAGCAGGGTATGATGTTGTCCGGCCATGGCGACGCCGATACCGACGCAACGGGACAGATTAGGATCTATCACGAAGTGACATTCTCATTTACCGGTACCCTTGCAGCCGGGAAAACCATCGTGATCAACGGTGAAAACTATACCGTTCTGAACGATGGGGTTAATGCCCTCGCAGACTTCACCGGCGATTTCCCGCTGATTTTCGGGGGCACCAACCTGCTCACGTACGAGGATGATGAGGCTGGAAGGTCCGTCACCATCACCGTAATCAAAAAAGATCGGAGCGTATAAAAAATGGCATATTCACAACTTGGAAAGCTCAAAAAGAACAGCATATCTACTACGATTGCAGCGCCCGGTATAAACGCCTCGGCAACATCAATACCGGTGCTGGATCTGGCTGCGTTTTCTGATGATGACGGCAACTTGATAACCAGCGGACTAGGGATTGGGTACGATAATGCAACTCAGACGTATGCAGAGGAGATTAGAATTACGGGCAGGTCTGCCTCCACCGGGGCGGGAAACCTTACGGGGGCCATTCGTGGTCTGAATGCGGATGGGTCGATCGGCGCGGCAAAATCTCACGTTGAGGGCACAAGTATTGCCGTTATGTTTACCACCGGGATTTACAACAATATCCGGGAAAATTTCATTGCACTCAACGGGGCGCTTGCTGGTGGTCTACCTATCGGAGTTGAATGGACCACCAACTCGACAAGCCCCACTCTGGTACATGTCGACCAGTTTGGAAACGCTACGCCACTATATTCAACGGATTTCGCCCGGCACCCAATCTTCGGAGCAATTCGGCGGTGCAATCTATCAGACGCCGGAGCTGTGAACGCGTATTACGGTGACGCAACCTTCTCGTATACGGGATCAAACGGACAGGTCATGGTCCAGATCCCAAAATTTTATTACCGCGTGTATGCCCTCACAAACAAGTACCGGTACGTAATCTCAGCGGTTCTCCTGCCAGGATTCAAGGTACACCCTGCCTTCATTGTTGATTCAGTCGAGAAAGATTTTATCTATGTGTCTGCCTTTGAGGGTTCGGTCTATGATGTCACCGCCCCCGCCGCCGCGTGCGTGAACACTATTCAAATCACGGCAGAACCGACCAGCAGCGGAAACCTCACTATTACCCTTGACGGCAACTATGTATTTACCGTTGCGATCCTCGATACAGACACCGTTGAGGGTGTCGTTGACAAAATCGTTGCAGCCGGTGTAAAAACCAGTTATCAGGGGACTACATGGACTCCAGCAAAAACAGCGGCTGACACGCTCACGTACACTGCCGGATCCAACGGGCTGAAAACCACGGTCCTGATGCCAACAGCGTGTGGAGTGACATCCACGATCACCAAAACAAACGCCGGCGCCGGGGGGTACGTCCTCAACGATGCAAACGGTTATGATTTCACGGCGACAACGGGCGATCTGCTCTGCTCGGTGGCCGGGGTCAAGCCGGCAAGCGGTTGGAATAACGCCGGTGCAACACTGGCAGCATTCCGGCAACTCGCACAGAATCGCGGCGCCGGCTGGAACCTCTTGGACTTCAATAGTGCGTGTGCCGTCCAGTTGCTGTTCATCATCCGGAACGCGACACTCAACTCGCAGGCAGTCTATCGCGGCGTGGTGGATATCACCGACGCGACCGCAGGAGCAACGTTCAACAATGCCATCAACACGGGATTCACTGCTGGTGTGGGCACCAATGGCGTTGATCTCGGTAACGTATCCGGCGAGTGCCCGCTCGTCACGCATTACAAAACCGGGCAGGCAGCAAAAGCATTCAGCATCTTCGGGATCGAAAACTTTTACGGAAATATTTGGTCATGGATTGACGGGCTGAATATCAAAGCCGACCGAAACCCGTGGGTTGCAGATCACGATTTCGCCAGCGACGTATTCACAGATCCATACGTAGACACCGGATTCACGCTCGCATCTACCAATAATTACGGAGTGTCAATCGCGTTCTCATCGGCAATCGACTACGCATTCTTACCGCTGACCGTTGGTGGAGCAGACAACCAGTACCTCTGTGACTACTACTACCAGACAACCGGCAATCGCTCGGCTCTGCTCGGCGGCTATTGGTATGGTGGCGTTGGTGCCGGTGCCTTCAATTGGGGTCTGTATGGTGCTGCGTCGCATGTCCCTCGTGCTATTGGCGCTCGCCTGGTCTTCCGCTAATTTTTTATGGGGGTGTGAATAATATGAGAATGGGTTTCAAGCGAGGAGGAGCGGCACTACTCGGCGGCAATTGGAATAATGCAGCGAATGCAGGCACTTTCAATTGGAATCTGAATAATGCTACGTCGAATGTCAATCGTAATATTGGCACTCACCTAGTGAACTTTGTATTATCATTTTGTAACCCCGCAAAACCTTGCCTCTTGGCAAAACAGAACAACGAAAAACCCCGTGCTGGTAGGGTATCTATCACCCCCGGATACTTCGAACGCTCGGTTGGCCTACAAAGAAGGATGCCCATATGAAACGGTATGGGTATCTCTTTGATAAAATTTGCGATCCTAAAAACATAGCCCGGGCTCACGCCAACGCGCGAAAAGGCAAAACCCATTACCACGAAGTCCGGATGGTCGATGCCGATCCGGAACGATATCTCGGGAATGTCAGGGAATTGCTCGTAAGCAAAACATACCGCACATCAAAATATAAGACGTTCAAGAAATTCGACCGGACGAAAGAACGGGAAATCTTTGTTTTGCCCTATTATCCCGACAGGATAATCCAGTGGGGGGTCGTGCAAGTCCTTGAACCGATCTGGATGAACACCTTGATAACAAGGACCTATTCAAGTCTCAAAAACCGGGGGATCCATAAGGCATTGTGGACACTGCGCAGTGACTTGAAAGACAGGCAGGCAACAAAATACTGCCTGAAACTCGACATCAAGAAATTTTACCCGTCGATCAATCACGACATCCTGAAGGCAACGGTCCGGCATAAGATCAAGGATCCCGATGTGCTCGCACTCCTGGACAACGTGATTGACAGTGCCGATGGGGTCCCGATTGGGAACTACCTATCACAGTTCTTTGGGAACCTGTACCTGAACGACTTCGATAACTGGCTCAAAGAGTCCGAGCACATTGACTTTTATTACCGATATTGTGACGATATGGTGATCCTGCACCACGACAAAACCCTCCTGCACGAGCTGCACGGGAGGATCGAGCAATACCTTCAGGAGAATTTGTCCTTAAAAATCAAAGAGAACTGGCAGGTATTCCCAACATTCGTGCGGGGGATTGATTTTGTCGGGTATCGGTGCTTCGGGCACTACA